TTATTTTAAAGTTTCTAGATATTCTGCATAACTAGATTTCATATATTTATCTATTTCTAAACTAAGTGTATCTATTCTTTCTTTTAATTCTCTTTTTTTCTTTTTGCCTTGATTCGTTTTTTTCATTTCTAACTTCATAAATTTGTTCATAGTTTTCTTTAGTTCAACTTCCTTCTCTTGTAATAATCGCTTTCTTTCTTGATTATTTATAAAAAGTTCTTTCAATAAAAAAACAAATGGTATTTTATTATTGAAATCAATACCAAATATCATATAATCTTCTACATTTTCTGATTTAGGAGATATGTGAATATATTTTTCGAAATCATATATACTTATTGCAGAATCATCATTAAAAATATGCAAATAATCGCCATCTGTATAATGAATGTCATAATCTGCATTGTCTTCTAGTATATCTTGAGCAGGTAAAGTATTCTTTTCTTTTAAATACTCTATAATCCATTTTACAGCCTCACAATGAAAAGATTCTCTATATTTCTCATCTATTTGTTTGTCTAAATCTGACAAAAGCGACTTAAATTCATTTAATGACAATTTATAATCTAAATTTTCCTCATACATATTAAATTTCCTTTACTTGTAGCAGAACTATAATATCTGTTTTAGTATTTTCATTTGATTTTCCACTTAACCAACCTTTAGGTAGCAATGAAAAACTGGTTTCGCCATTAGATATTTTATTTTCAGCTAACCCACCTAAAACGATAACATCACCGCTTTTAACCGTAACATCTGTTACCAGATCACGCTTTACCAACGTTGGGCTATTATTTACACCGGTATCTGTTTTGATGAAATTTGATAGTTGTTGAATTTTTAAATCAATCGCTTTATCTTTTATCGTTGGCTGAATATCAAATATTACACCGCTTGAACGGTATTCAATCGACTGAATAGGCCTTCCGTCCTGATAGGTTACATTCGATAATACAGGGACATCAGAGCCTACTGAAAAATTACCTCTTGAGCCTGATTTTACTCTTAATGTCGGACTGCTGACAACCCTAAAACGCTGATCTGTGCGAAACAATTCAAACATTGCATCTAAATTTCCTGCATTCACGGTGATAAAGTTTTCATAACTTTGCTTGTAACCAACACTAATGCCTAATTTTCCTGATAGCAATTTCGCTAACAAGTTTATGCCACTACCCTCTTTTTCAATATTCTGCACTTCAAAAACATAACCAGTTACCACTACTTCACGGCTTTTTGTGTCGATTGATTTCAAGATACTTTTCACTCGTGCAATATCTTCAGAAGTACCATAATATACAAGCTTGTCGCCACTTGCAAAAACTTGGTTTCCTTCTGTTCCATCTTTCAGGAAGCTAGCCAAATAATCAACATCACGATGAATAGGCGAATACACAAAACTACGTTTTATTACTTTCGGCTGTTTTGGTTCAATATGTCCAATATAAACAACACCTTTTTTCTCTGATACACTGATATTCATATTGCTGAAATACCGTTGAATAAACTGCTCAAAATTCTGTTGCTCTGTTGTATGAAAGCTAATAACCCTTGAATCATTAGATAATTTAGGATCAAGCATATATGGCTTTTGTAGCACTTCATCGTATATTATTGATATTGCTTTCGGTAACGGCACAGCTTCTAATTTAAAATCAACATTCTTAGCATAAGAAAATGAGCTAATCATGAGCAATAGCCCTAATTGATGGATTTTCATTTAGATTCTCCCGAAAAATAACTAACTATTCCACCATCTATCTCTCCTTGCAACATTCGACCGCTAAAACTAAACTGGCTACTAGGCTCAAGTCTTAAACGGTTTTCATTGTCAGCTAAGATCACAAATGATTTATTATCCCTTTTTAGTTCCCCTGTTATTCGCCATTTAGTTGATAAAGGTTTTCCAATAGTAGGAAGTAAATGAATTACTATATCGTTATGGTTTTCATCAGAAGCAAATTTAGCCTGTTCAGTATTATGGCTTACTTCACTCTCTGAACCATTTAGGAAAATGTAAAGGTTATAGCCACAATAAAATAATGCCAATGGTAAAAGAATAATCCATACCTTGACCCAAAAAGATGAAAATATAGATTGCCTACTATCTGTAACCGCTTCTCTTGCACCATCAGATTCATAAGATTTATAAAGCTCAAATATTTTTTTATCATATTTTTCTTGATAAGAATTTGTCCGGTTCTTTTTAGCTAAATTCTTTCCTTGAAAAACATCAACCCGATAACGATTACGCAACCCCAAACCAACGTGTTTTTGCATTCGGTAAGTTGTCTCAATCCTTCTTTAATAAATCTTGGAATTTGAGAAATATCTTGATTTATTACGACTAAATCACAAGTTACACCTGTTATAGGATCTGCAAAATGTCGATGTTCAGCAATAAATGAACGATGATTTTTTGGAATATCCTTGTCGTTTCCCCAAATACGCCAAACTTCATCAATAATTATCAAGTCCCCAGCTTTGCAAAATGAATCTTGTTCGTCCATTGATGGTAAAAAATCCGATTCCAAGCATTGTTCATTCGTTACATATATGACTTCACCAAGCTCTTCAATCATTAATTTTTTATTTTTACGCAGTAAATATTGATGAATTTTCTCTTTATTTAATCCATAAATGTTGGAAACAACTCTTCGATTCGAAGCAACAGCAGGTAAAATTACTGACTTAACCACTTCATACGATTTGCCGCTTCCAGGAATCCCTATATACGCTGAAACAGCCATAGCACTCCTCTATCCAATAAATGGCATACGTCTAACAAAACGTGAAATCATTGCTGAAATCATTAAAGAAATAGCCATTGGTATCTGAAAAATATTTAAAAAATACCACATACTTTCAGGCAATTGCCCAAATAACGCATTTAAATCAGGTATCAATTTTCTAGACACAAGCATCTCTATTACTACAGGAAGTAGTTCAGAAGTTAAAAAATAGACAGATAAAAATATGACACCCTTAATTAAAAAATCTGAAATCAAATAATTCACAATTGCTGATAGTGCCATAAAAATCACTTTAAACATTTATCCTCCTAAGCACTTAATACATAACGTAAAGCAATAAACGCCCAAATAATGCCGAATAATAGCTTTAAGATTTCTTTATGTGGTTCTATCAAATCGCAATGTTCTCTAAGTTCATAATGAAATCTCAAGTATTCAATATTAAATGTCCAAACAGGGCATTGTGCGGTTCGTTTATTCAGTTCAAAATTCTGTAAATCTGGTAGCAATTTTTTAAAAGGGGATATAATTGATTCCGCCGTAGGAACTTCCAGATCAGGCAAATTAATATCAGGTGTAGAAGATCAGACTTGATCTGACAATTCACTCTAAAAAGTGAGAGTTTCCCGTTTAGAATATGAGTGTCAAAAATCAATCTAAACAAAAAGGAAACTCTCATGTTTTATTCTAACAACCCTCTCATTAAACACAAGACCGGTTTATTAAATTTAGCAGAAGAACTGGGTAATATTTCTCAAGCCTGCAAAGTAATGGGAATGAGCCGAGATACATTCTATCGTTATCAACAAGCGGTTGAGCAAGGTGGTGTTGAAGCATTGCTGAATCAAAATAGACGCGTTCCCAACTTAAAAAATCGTGTTGATGAGGCAATAGAGCAAGCTGTTGTGAAGTTTGCTCTTGATAACCCGGCATTTGGACAGGTAAGAGTGAGTAAGGAACTCCGTAAACAAGGCATCTTTGTTTCAGCAGGAGGTGTACGTTCGATTTGGTTACGTCATCATCTTGCCAATTTTAAGCAAAGATTAATCGCCCTGGAAAAACTGGTTGCAGAACAAGGTATTATACTCAGTGAAACACAGGTACAAGCCTTAGAGCGTAAGAAAGAAGATGAGATTGCCTGTGGTGAAATTGAAACGGTACACCCTGGCTATCTTGGCTCACAAGATACTTTCTATGTGGGCAACCTCAAAGGAGTGGGTCGTATTTATCAACAAACGTTTATTGATACTTACAGTAAAGTGGCGTTTGCAAAACTTTATACAATGAAGACCGCTATCAGTGCTGCGGATATGCTGAATGATAAAGTGTTACCATACTTTGAAAGCCAAGGTTTACCGATGTTACGCATATTAACTGACCGAGGAAGTGAATATTGTGGCAAGGTAGAAAATCACGATTATGAGCTTTATTTAGCGATAAATGACATAGAGCATACGAAAACGAAAGTGAAGCATCCCCAGACGAATGGTATCTGCGAACGGTTCCATAAAACAATCTTACAAGAATTTTACCAAGTGGCATTTAGGAAGAAAATTTATACGGATTTAACGACATTACAAGCGGATTTAGATGAGTGGTTAATGTATTATAATCACCATCGAACACATCAAGGAAAAATGTGCTGTGGCAGAACACCGATGGCAACCTTACTTGATGGAAAACGGATTTGGGTGGAAAAGAATTTAAGCTCAAATTAATCTGACAGACACGGTAATTTAAAACGGGGGACTGTCAGATTAGGTTTGATCTTCTACACTTTTAGTTAAACCAACGGCCATAAGATCCTTTTCATATCTCCAAAATGTGTTTCTTGGCATAGAATCTAGCGTTTCTCTATAGCCATCACTTAGTAAATTCTTATAAAAGCTGAATAAACGATCAGCCTTTGCATAGCTCATATTTCCTTTTGGAGTGATTGAAAAATAATTTTTCCGTAATAAACGCTGAATTTGATCTCTGTTGTAAATATTCATATTGCTTTCCCCGACAGCCTTAATAATGTCTTTGAATGCGTCTTGCCATAGGTCTTTAATCAGGCTTCTACCCTGCTCTTCGTAATCTCTCTGATATTTAATTAAGTCAAATAAATTGCGTGGGATTTGATGTTTATCTAAATAACGTTGTTTTAATCTTGCTTCAAAACGAACACATTTTTTTGAAAATTCAATGAGATTTGGATTACTTAATACTTGAATTGAGTTTTGCAGATACTTTTTACTTGGTGATTTTTTGAAGTCGTGCTGGGCTTCTTGTAGTCTTTTTTGAACTTCATTACCTTTTAGATAAACTTTTAAAATACGGTGTTCTGAACCTGAATTCCATTCTGCCGTTGTGTCATATTCTTTGTTATGTCTTGTACGACGTGTTTGTCCTAAATGGATGTTTTGGAAAAAAGAGATAAGTTGTTTTTGGATAGATTCCGAATCAATATGAGCTGAATAAGTTACATCAATCCAATCAACTGACGTTTGTTCTATATCAACCATTTCATAAAGCTCTGTTCAATATTAAATTAGAGAAAAAACTCAAGATAGAAAGATTAGCGATGGAAGTTGGAATGAAGATAGGAAGACCTGTAAAATGGACTGAAGTAATGAATGTTCTCGTCGATCACTTTGCAAAAAATGCTGTTGCCTACATAGAACACAATGAGAAAGAAAAGGCGAAATAATATACAAAAATGTTCCAAAATGGAACAAGAGTGGACTATTAGAGGAGTCCATGTAGAAGATCAAACCTAATCTGACAGTCCCCCGTTTTAAATTACCGTGTCTGTCAGATTAATTTGAGCTTAAATTCTTTTCCACCCAAATCCGTTTTCCATCAAGTAAGGTTGCCATCGGTGTTCTGCCACAGCACATTTTTCCTTGATGTGTTCGATGGTGATTATAATACATTAACCACTCATCTAAATCCGCTTGTAATGTCGTTAAATCCGTATAAATTTTCTTCCTAAATGCCACTTGGTAAAATTCTTGTAAGATTGTTTTATGGAACCGTTCGCAGATACCATTCGTCTGGGGATGCTTCACTTTCGTTTTCGTATGCTCTATGTCATTTATCGCTAAATAAAGCTCATAATCGTGATTTTCCACCTTGCCACAGTACTCACTGCCTCGGTCGGTAAGAATACGCAACATCGGTAATCCTTGGGACTCAAAGAACGGTAGGACTTTATCATTGAGCATATCTGCTGCACTAATTGCTGCCTTCATCGTATGCCTTGTTTACGGAGTTCGTTACTCACTCTTACCTGTCCAAATGCCGGGTTATCAAGAGCAAACTTCACAACAGCTTGCTCTATTGCCTCATCAACACGATTTTTTAAGTTGGGAACGCGTCTATTTTGATTCAGCAATGCTTCAACACCACCTTGCTCAACCGCTTGTTGATAACGATAGAATGTATCTCGGCTCATTCCCATTACTTTGCAGGCTTGAGAAATATTACCCAGTTCTTCTGCTAAATTTAATAAACCGGTCTTGTGTTTAATGAGAGGGTTGTTAGAATAAAACATGAGAGTTTCCTTTTTGTTTAGATTGATTTTTGACACTCATATTCTAAACGGGAAACTCTCACTTTTTAGAGTGAATTGTCAGATCAAGTCTGATCTTCTACAGTCCACTCCTCTTTCACATCACTAACGTCGATAAAAACCTCTCCTTACTGACCTGTGATAGGTGTATATAAACTCATCTAAATCTATAGGAATATCTGAATTAATGATTTCTTGTAGAAAGAGCATAAAATGCTCTAACTGTTCTAGTCTCTTATCTGTTTCCTTTTTTGACTCAAAACGCTTTTGCTTAAAACGAACTTCTATCGAATCTACACCGATGTAAATTCGATGTTCCTGCATTTTGAGTAGTCGGACAGTTTCAAAAAAATGTTTAGGGGTGATGTGAGAAAGGGTTATATTTGCCATAGTTTAGCTTGAAAACGCTATTTATTACTTGTTTTAGCAACATACAAAGAATACTTTTTTAAAGCCTCTAGCATTACTAAATTAGGCTCTTTAGGATGTTCTAAGCTCTCAAGAATTAGCATTTGATTTTCAAGAGAAAGCTTTAGAACAAGATTTGAACTATTCTCTATTTTTTCCAT